ATTTCAAGCCATAACTCAACATCGGTCGCACCTGTAGCGCGAGCAGGTAATGCAAGAGCAGATACGGCTTGTGCTGTAGTAACAATACCCGACAAACCACCAAATTCAATTAATCTATCAGCAATTATTATAGTTTGCTGAACTGAGGATGCAACCTCAAAAGATGATATATACGATATAAGAGATGCAGCCGGAATTGGCATAGCACCTACTGATGTTCGAGATAATGCTAAACCTGTAGATGCCGGAGCAGCACTAGCCGATCCTGGCATTCCAGCATTACGAAAATGTGCAGAGAAAAAACCTACGGCTGCTGTCATATTTGACTTCTGAAACTTAACAGTTCTACCGGCAGCAATAGCCGCGATAAGACCATCTTGCGTAGTAATCGCCATTATGCAGCCGCCGTGTCACCCTGAATACTGATTGTAATACCATCAGCATTGAGAGCCGCAGTATTAGAAAGTGTACGTCTAATCCAAACAGCCTTAACATTTCCAGCAGGAATAGAGCCTAATGCTAATCCAGCACCAGCCGTAGTAGGTGTGCTGAATGCAAGAGCAGCAGGAGCCGTAGTACGGTTTGCAATTTGTAATGCCTGAGCAGCAGCACTTCCTACAGCAGAAGCAGCAACAGAATCTACAGCAATTGCAACAGCGCCACCACCAGCAGGATCACCAGAAACCCATACAACAGCATTCTGGTAGGCATTTAAAGCGTTAGAATTGTAAACAAATACACACTGGTAGTGAACAACAGACCCTGCATTTTCCGCGCCTGTAGCGTCACTAAGTAATGAATTGATAGTAGCGTCAGGAAGGTTACCGCTAGCAATATACTTGCCTAAAGAGGTATCTACACCACCAAAAGCCGTAGCATTTCCGGCCGCACCAGCAACAACACTACCTCTAACTTGAATTTCAGCAGCAGTAATGGCAGCCATTAGTCCAACACTCTTTTCGCTACAATAGTTGCTCTATAATCTGATGTTACAGCACCGGCTAAAATTGATCTAACGGCTATTGTTTGTCCAGAAGTTACCCTAACTCTTAGAGTAACAGAAATTCTTTCAGCATTAACAACAGGCTGAACGGGAATTATTATAATTCTGCCACTTACACCACCTATAATTAATTCCATATTATCTACAACATCTGCTACTGCACCATACCCTGCTGCTACCATAATCTCGTATAATCCTGCTTTTGATAAAGTTACAGCAGTAATGGTAGAAAAGGCTGCCGGAGCAATCACGCTATTTGTATTCTGAATCGTAATCTCATCAGCGGCATCTGCTACCATTTGGTTATAATCAGCAATACTAGCCATTTGTTCTCCTTAAGTAAGAAATGACCCTAGCCCAATAAAGGACTAGGGCCATTTCTAGTAAACCAGCAGATGGGTTACGACTCAGTTAAGTCTCGGATAACGCCATGAGCGTTGCGCTTGTCCGTACCCAACTCGTTATACATATACATGGTAGCATTGTAGGCATCATAACCAATCTTACGCTGCCAGTTAGAACCGTCACGGTTCATCCATTGCCACTCATCCTCACGGTAAATCTTAAGGTGCTTTTCGTCGAGGAAATACATCGTGTTGTTCGGAGCATCCATATCCACAACCATAGGCACATCGCCCTTATCAGTTGTAAATGCAAGACCCCTGAATCCACCCTCAAACTCAGTAGTATTAGTGAAACGACGCTGCTGAACAAGAAGGTTGAAGTAAGACCGACGGACACCAAGACCCGAAAGAATAAGACTGACATTTCCACCGTTGACCCGAATAAGGTCAACCATGTTAATCATAAGACCCTCGGAAAGTGCGCGGTTAGTACCGCCAGCAGAGTCTACAGAAGCCTTCCACTTTGACTCGATAGCCGGGTCAATATTATAGAGGACACCAGCAGTATCCACAATGGACGCTAAACCAGTAATCTCTCGGTTAACAGAACCCTGGCGAACTAAAATATCTCCTACAGCCGAGGTAAAAGCAGCACCAGAAAGTGTGACAACACCAGTCGTGGTATTAATCGCAGTAATCTGACGGTCAGCCGCACGCATAGTTGGTGTAGCGTTGGCGATAGTAGTAATATCGACAACATCAACCTGCATACCCTCTTCAAGATACTTCACACCATTTAATGCGGTGAAAGTGTTAGTCGCACCAGCAACCGTAGCAGTTGCAAGAGTACCCCGAGTAGTACCGTAAACCTGACGGTTTTGGTCCTTAACAAGAGCCTCTTTAAGACCATCAATCTCAGCATCTAACGCAGAAGCAAAAGCCTGGTAGTCAGAGTTAGCCAGTTCAAAAACCTGACCAGATAATTCAACACCACCATACTGATACTTCAAGGGAATACGCCCTGCGTTATATCCTTGCTGACCGGGCAGGGGGAGTAACTCTAATTCGTTTCGAGAACCGATACCGTGGTTCCTGCGAGTACGAATCGGGAAAGTAACATACTTTCCACCGACTTTACTCTCAACACCATCGGAAGTTCTCTCCAGCCGCTTAATTGCAACAGCCTCAGACTGTAGTTGGTCACGAATCTCAGGCTCGTAAATCTCCTTCAGAATCGTGCTAACCGTAGTTAGGGTAGCGGGCATAACATTTCCTATTCTTGGTTGGCCTGGCGTAATAAGTTAGCCACCAGCGCCTTGCGGTCGCTTGGCTTTTTAAGTTGATCGACAGTAATACCACTTCTCGGAACGCCGCCACCGCTACTTAAAACTGTAGGGGCATTATCATTAGCCTTTGGTCGTGTAGCAATCTGCTGAGTCATTTCAACATATTCGTTAAATGCCTGCTCAGGAGTTGCCCCTGCGAGCATAAGACCCATGACAATTTTATCGGCTGTCTTATCCCCAGGATCAATACCATGCTGCTCTTGCAGAGAAGTAATCTCTGTATCAAGGTCAGCATCCTCGGCCGCTTGCTCTTGCTTTTGCTGCTGATCCATAATATACTCAGCAACAGCCTCCGATAATTTCTCGGCGCGGTCGAGACGAGGATTACTTTCTGTTGTTTCCGGGTCGTACTCTGTGTCGTCAACTTCAGGCTCAGGTTGGCCCTGCTCACCAGTCCACCCATTATGCTCCGCTAAAGCATCATAAATCTCTCGCGGCGAATTCTCCATTTTATCAAGGAGTGCCAGCGAATATTGAATTGTCTGCGGATCAAAGCCAGCATCTAATAGTGGCTTATAGGGTTCGTACTGTGAGTGTACCTTCTGAATACCACTCTGATAATTCTTGTCCCACTTTTCCAGGGCGGGACGTACTACAGGATGAAGCGAGTCAGGAAGAGTGCCGAGAATTTCATTCCATGCAGGATTTCCAGATTCCCCTGTACCGTTCTCAGAAGGTTGGCCCTGGGGGGTTTCATTACTGGTAACTTCACCAGTAGGTTCTGTTCCTACATTCTCGGACATTTCTTCCCTTTCTAGTGACTGTACCTGCCCTATCGGCATGGCCCTGGTCTATGGATACTACTGTACCGTACGCTTCAAACCTTTAAGCCGTCTTTTTCCGGCTTGTTTTTTTATATCAGTCATTTCATCATACATATGGCGCAAATCTTTTACCATAGACGTGTCTACTTTTTGGTCATCAAATACAATGCCTGACTTTTTTGCTCGACGTTTAATAGCCTCGACTGATGCACGCATTTTAAACGCCTGCGGACTCATCTGCTAAACGGAGAGCATGTACCATATCATTGCGGGTCATCTTGTCTAAGTTAGACGAAGAGTATGCTACAGCAGAAACGGCAGTAAGCCTAGTCCGCATAGCACCAATATCCGCAAAATTTGCATCCGTAGTAACTCGGTTAGTAGCATCACTAGGAGTCCTACGCTTGTCTACATAACCTAACTGATTCTCATTATCGCTCTGAGCCATTATACTCCTCCTACAGGTTCTTCATCTTGAATTGTGGGTGGGGTCGGATCTTCTTCAGGTGTACCGGGTGGCGTACTATTAGGATCACGCATGAAGTTAGGATCACCCCCGTCATTGGCGGGATCAGCAGGATCACCCATACCTGCTAATTCATTCATATCCATAAATTGGGCTTCTTTGTGCATAGTAACATGCTCTTCAAAGATCGCCTTAACAAATTCTGGCAACTGCTCGAATGCTTGTGACTTACGGAACTTATTGTGTGTTTCAATATGCACACTATGTTCATCCCAGGTATTAACCGGAACAATAGGTGTAGGCTCTACAGGAGTTTCTGGTGCTGCTAATGGATCATCTGTAGAATCAAGATTTTGAATTGGTGGCTGTTCCTGTTGGATATGCTGCATGAGAACTTCCTCAGTAACAGCACGCATCTTAAGATTCTCGCGCTGTGCCTGACGAATATCCACCTGAATTTGGTCATAAAGTTTCTGAACGCCGCCAATCTCCATAACTTCAAGACCCTTAGCAGGATCAATAAAGCCCATCTTCATAAGGTCCATAATAAACGCTTGCTTTGCAGCCTTAGAAGTTGGTAGCGCAGACCCAGCCTCCATACGAATATCTGTATTGTCTCGGAGGTCGGAATTTTTAAGCATAAGTGTGTCGAATGCACCATCAGTTCCGACAACTTTCACCATACGCGCTACGTCCCAATACTGGACGACGTGAGATAAACTGTGGTGAGCAATCTTTTCTAAACCTTCCTCAACAGATTCTACTGTATGAGAAAGTTTAGTGTCGTCCTGCTCCTGTAGATAAGAAATTGCTGTAGCAGCCGTAACACCAGGAGGAACGTTACCCTTAGAAACCTCATGCTGTCCCGAAATGTCGTTCATATCTGAATTAATACGGTCTAATTCCTGTAGAACATATGCAGGCAATCCTTGAAGTTGCAAAGGCGCTGGCGGTGCAAATCCAGCCCTATAAAGAATGGTCAAGCCAGGCTCAGTAGTAATCTTAGATGGGTCTACTGACCCCATTGGTGCAATTAATTGAGGCTTAGCCATACGATTTTTTGCTTCAATAATTTGACCTCTAGTTCTATTGTATTCACGTTGCAGAGATATAAGGTCGGTGACGACGGAATCTCCGTAGAACTTTCCTGTAGGAATATGGTCAAATTTGGCGAATGGAAACTCACCATGTTGGTAGGGCCAGCCTTCAGTAGCCTGAACAATCTGGTCACCGATAATAGTAATGAGGGCACCGTGGGGGAACTTCTGCAAGGCCCCAGGTTTAGCCCAAACCTCCAAACATAAAACTGCATCTTTGGAGACGTCATTTGCCCCTACCAAGTCCAAGAAAGCATTGTCTAAGATATCCGCAGCAGATGTTGTATTCGCTTGGATATCTTTTCCATCAAGCGACTTATCGTAATTAAGTTTTACCCAATCCACAGACTTAGTAGATGCGTGAATTAGGTAAGGCTGTCCTTCTAACTCCTGCTCACGAAAGTCTGGAACGAATACATGGAAGGGAGTCTCAGGTTTAATACAAATATCTCCCGGCATTCCCGTTGAAATATCCGTAACTTTCGGGTCCCACCAGTCCTTCATAAATCCGGTGCCACAAATGAGTGTCCACCACATAGAACGTCGAAGGACTGATTTAACCCGCTTCTGCCTGTAGATAGAGTCCCAAATTTGCTCGCCAGCCTGAGCAGCAAATAAGTCTTGATCCTCAGAACTAGACGGTACTACAGAAGCAGAAGGCTTTTGGGCAGTAACCTTAGCCAATTCCGTACGAATAATAGGACGAATCTTGTTAGTAATAGGCCGGGCACGCCAATAAGGGGCGTTCGGGGTAACAAGTCGTGTATTATTACCGGCTACAGGAATAGACTGAACGTTCTGCTTACCGTAGTAGAAAGAAAGATTCAAGTACCATTGACGTTCAATCTTGGTACGATCATTCTTAATTTTACGGTACTGCTCATTAGCCCATGTTACAATCCTATCGTGCTCTTTACGACCGGCGTCGGTCGATAGGTCAATAGGATTTTCTCTACTAGAGCCCGCTAAACTCTCGCCTGGCTTCGTCCCCGTCAGGGTCCTCTTCATATAATGCTTCACCTAACCCTTGTACGCCCTGGGAATTTTGCCAACGTTCCAATTCAGAAGTATCATCCATAGCAACATACGGTTGCTCAGAGTTGGAGTCCGCCGATGTTGTCTGCAAGACCTGAAATGCCAACGGGTCCTTTGCTGCTAGAAGATTTGTCAGAAGAAGATTTCTTTCCTGCTCCGTCGCTAGGACTTGTCTCAACACTAGGTTCTCCCGATTGCTCATCTTTAGAACCATCCAACAGAATAGGAACGCTAGAATCGTTAGCGACCCCGAGTAAATTAACAAGGCTTGCACGGAGTCGTTCATTCTGCTCCCTAAGTACGATTAACTCACTTTCTTGTTCCTGGAGACGTGTACGATGATTCTCAGTCTCTACAGGAGAGGTAAAGCCTAGAACATTGCCCATCTGAACAACACATGTAGTGCAAAGATAAACTCGACCATAATAATCAACATCAAGGCCAATATCAATGAAGTAAACGGGCGACCTGTCGCCAGTTTCATTAGTTCCAACGTGCCCACAAATAGCACATTTTCCTGGGGAGACGATTGGGCGAGCCAGCACTTGAATGCGCTGGCCCGCCGTCTCGCTAATAATGAGATCCATTACCTCTTAGCAGCCGTTCTTTTGGCAGCAGAACTCTTGCTAGTTGCAGACTTATTAGCAACAGTAGACTTCTGAGCAGAGGCAGTATTACTACCACCAGCACTAGTTTTATCGTCACTAGTAGCCTTTAACTTCTTAGCAGAGTCATCATCCGAACTAACAGACACGCCACCACCGGCAGCAGGACTAGCAGGATCAGCACCAGCCGCATTAACAGCCTCTTGCTGAGCCTTACGCTCACTATCCGGCAAAACTGTACGAGTATCTACAGCAAGAGTAACAGGTGCAATTCCAGCCTCTCCACCTGCCTCATTAACTGCATCTTCCTTAAGTTTAGCAACACCCTCAGCCAATAAATTGGGGGTGACAAGCATACTCGGGTTAGAAAAAACATTATCCTCCACGAAGTTTCCGGTAACAACAGCGTTACCAACAAACGGGGGAGGATTATCTAAGTCTGGCTCCCGACCCTCTGCACGCGCACGCCTTTTTTCTGCCTGCCGAGCGTCCTCAACGTCGGCATAAGGTCCGCCATTACGTCCACGGACCCCATCTTGTGCATTGAAAAATGCGGTATCTTTGTCTTTCTCGCCCTCAGCCACTATTCTCTCCTAGATTGGTTTTGCGTGTAATACAAGACTAGCACGTCTGTCTACACTTTAAAAGAAGCCTACACTTTCATCAATAAACTCCTTCTGCCATTTAGTCTCTTGATTATCAGAAGGGGGCGCAATCATTTGTTCTAACTTAGCGTCAATCATAGTATTAACATCTACAGGATTGGAGTAATCAAGTGGCACCGGAATTTGAACGGCTGACCCTGTAGGCATTGTTCCCGAAAGGTCAGGTAAGAATGTGAAAAAGTAGCGTGCTGCATCTGGCGCGTGATCGTTCTTTTTGTGGATTACGTCGTACTTATTATTGTTACGAATAGTTCTCTTGTTCTGATATGTTTTCCAGCGTAGTCCTTGTGTCTCTTTAATAAGATTCTGACAGTTACGAGTAATTAACCATCGAGGCTTACCTTCCGAATTCAAAGATAAGTATTGGTTAATACGATTAATCCCACTAAGAACGTCGTTATTACCAGGAGTAATAGGTATACCTAAACTAGAATATTCTTGCTGAATAGATGTACCTGTTACACCTTGCCGCTGGGCAGTTGCAGGATCACCGATAAACATATCAGGAATACGCCCAAAACCAGCATTACGCATATGAACAATGGAAGCATGATAGTCAACAGTCTGTTCTGATTCATAGTGCTCCGCAAATGTAACTACTACACCGTCAGGAGATACAGCGTGCCATAACCAACAAGTAGGGTTATTATAACCATGATCCATTGATGCATACCATTCCCATTGTTTAGGAGGGATCATAGGATCAATAACGTGTTTCTCAGGATTAAAGCCCTTAAATACTAAGCCACCAACCTGAACAAACTTTCCTCTACCTCTTGCTTCTCGCTCATCAGCACTAAGACCACTAAGAAATTTGTCTACCTCACCTGAGTTTAGGTGAGGATTATCTCGCATATCTACTTCAATAACCTTAATACCTGCTGTTGGGTTCGTCTTACCAAGTATGTAAATATCGTCATAGATCCACGTCATACCCTCTACAGGAGTCATAGTCATCCACCACGAACCACCAGTATCAATAAGACGTGCCTTATTTTCCGTAAATATATCCTCCGGCGGCTCTTCGTCGAAATGCACGAAGTGACGACTTGTACCCGCGAATTTGTCCAGGTCTTGGTCGTATGACATAAATTCTACGAATGAACCGTTCTCTAGCGTCAGCGTTCGGAGTTCCTTGCTGTATGCGGTTTGCCATGATCCACCTTTAAGTTCTGATAGAGGCATCCATCTTGCAAGTTCCGGTCTTAAAACTTTTTCCACACCATCAAGAAAGTCAACGCCAACAATACGACCACGAACAGGAGGCGGTGGAGTAATACGATACGGGTGTTTTCCGGTGAGCCAGAAAATGTCTTCGCAAATGCCGCCCGTTGTTTTTCCCGAACGGTTGCCCCCAATATAAAGTCGCCCTTGCGCGTCACTAGCATGGAAGGGTCTTTGTTTAATGTGCGGGACGTATCCGTAGACATTCGGCGTCGTCGCAGCACGTTTTAACCCTTCTGCAAGTCGCTGTGCAAACTCACCAAGAGTTGGCTGGTCATCTTTCTTAGGCAAAACTAAACCGTAGTCGCATCAGTAGCCCCTAACAAAACAAGTGCAGAAATAACAGATGCTAAAGCAGCATTTCCACCGCGAGAACCTGTTAACGTTACACCTGCAAGAATTTTACGCGAATTCTTACCATCATGTGTATGAGCACCATCCGATGCTTGATCTTTCTTAGTACCTAAAGTATGATGCTGAGCACCAACAGACGAGTCTACATCAGACTTATTGTGTAATTTGTTAACCTCTTTAGAAGATAAAGGTGAATCCTTGTCACCTTTATCTTGCACACCAGGTGCCTGCATACTCATGCAAGTTCTCCTTGACCATAAAATCTAATAGCATCACTAGTAGCCCAAGTGAAAGGAGCAGTAGGTGTAATTGCTGCAATTGCATGAGGAATAAGATTAAACTTTCCTGCAACACCTTGAATCAAACCACACAAATAGTTAATTCCTGGAGCATCATCTTGAAGCATAGCATGTCCAATAAAAGGTGTATTTAAAGTAGGTAATCTTAATGTAAATGGAACTCCAGTAATCTCATAGTTTCCAGTACCAAATGAAGCGCCTACTGTACCAAAACGTAATACACCATTAAATATAACAGTCTTACCTATAATTTTATAGTTAAGAATTTGCTCATAAGGTGCCCCTGAACCTAAAAC